ATTAATGAGGATTTACAATGGTAAAGTCAAAGACTAACGTACATTACGTAAACAATAAAGAATTTCTTGCTGCCATAGTGGCGTATCGAGAAAAGGTTATTGCTTCCAAAGAAAACGGCACACCGAAACCTCGAGTTCCGAACTATATCGGAGAGTGTTTTGTTAAGATCGCAAACCATCTCGCATATAAAGCAAACTTTATCAACTACACGTATCGAGAAGAGATGGTGTTAGATGGTATTGAGAACTGCATTACTTATGTTGACAACTTTGATCCTGCTAAATCCTCAAATCCCTTTGCCTACTTTACTCAAATTACATATTATGCTTTTCTACGAAGAATCCAGAAAGAGAAGAAGTATATGGCGACCAAGTATCGCTATATTCAGAATCTAGATGTTAGTAGCATCATTACTGAAGACGCAGATGGTTCTGAGCATACTAATGAGTTTATCAACTATCTTCGTAAACAAATCGATGATTCGTATGATAGTTCTATGGAGAATCAACCCCCAAAGAATCCTATGCCAAAACGTCGACCAAAATATTTTGATAAGAAAGAAGAAAAAAACCTTGACTCTTGACCGAGTTTAGGGTATAGTGGTTCTATTATTAATGTAAGGAGTTTTATATGAGTAAGTTTTTTAAATGGGTTTCTGAAAATACCACAAGTCTTATAGTCGCTGCTGGTTTGGGTATTCCACTTCTTCTCCTTTTCTATATTGTCGGAAAGCACGAAGAAAATGTATCCCAAGTTACTCGTCAGAATTCAGGTTGCATCTATCTCGAATCCAGTCGTCTTGGCGTAGATCAACACTATATGCTGTGTGATGGACGGATTAACCTTGTGCATCTTGCCGCTGATGGCGAAACCCCTACTGTTGAAGCCGTCGATGTAATTCAGAATGTGGTTGATGAAACGGCTCCTGCTGCCTCATCCACCCCTGCTAAGTGAGATTATTATGATAATTAATACACAACTTCTAACTAATGACATAGTTTCGGACATGCAAGAAGAAGCAGGTGAATCATCACTAAATGCCAACATCTATTTTGACATTCGTGGTGCAACACCTTCTGAAAAGGCAAAGGTGCGAGCAATCCTCGATGAATTTTATGCAGATATTCGTAAGGCGATCCGCTCTGCATGAAAGTCGCACTAATCACTGACACCCACTTTGGTGCACGATCGGATTCAATTCCGTTTGACAACTTCTTTAATAAATTCTACACAGAAGTTTTCTTTCCTCATCTTGAGCGCGAACAGATTAAGACAATCATCCATCTGGGTGACGTCTTTGATCGTAGGAAGTACATCAACTTTAATACACTGAAGAAGTGTAAGGAATATTTCTTCGACCGAACAACTGAACTTGGTATCGATGTTCATATGATCGCAGGAAACCACGACACCTTCTTCAAGAACACTAATGAAGTAAACGCACTTGATCTGCTGCTGCGGGAATATCCAAACGTAATTACATATTCCGAGGCAGAAAATATTATCGTCGACGGTAAAAACGTACTACTAGTTCCTTGGATTTGTTCGGGTAACTATGACCAAACTATGGAGATTGTTAATGCCTCAAATGCACAAGCCGTATTCGGGCACTTTGAATTTGCTGGTTTCCAAATGTATCGTGGGCATACGAATGACCACGGAATGGATACTAAACTTTTCAGCAAGTTTCCTCTTGTTTGTAGTGGGCACTTCCATCATCGTAGTCGTATCGGTAACGTTGTTTATCTTGGTAATACTTATGAGTTTACTTGGTCTGATTATAACGATCCTCGAGGGTATCACATCTATGATACGGAAACTAATGAGATAGAATTTTATGAAAACCCCAATAGAATATTTCACAAAATCTATTATGACGACACTGTTGGCGATATCAGTTTGCTTGATCTTAGTGCATTTGTTGGAACTTGCGTTCGGTTGATTGTCGTAAAGAAAACAGACTTCTATAAGTTTGATCGTTTCGTAGACAAACTATATGACTGCAATCTTCTCGAACTTAAAATTATTGAAGACTTTTCTGAATTTGAAACAGAAGCGATGGACGACGAAGAATTCAATGTCGAGGATACTATGACTGTTCTTTCAGATTTCGTTGATACTATCTCAACTGATTTAGAAAAGACTCGGATCAAGTCTATTTTACAGACTCTCTATGTTGAGGCACAGAACGTTACAGTATGATAAATTTTGCAGCACTTCGATGGAAGAATCTTCTGTCGACTGGTAATCAGTTTACAGAAATTAAATTGAATCGTTCTCCCAGTACACTAATCATTGGTGAGAATGGTGGTGGTAAATCGACTATGCTCGATGCGCTTTGTTTTGTTCTCTTCAATAAACCGTTTCGTAACATCAACAAACCGCAGTTGGTAAACTCTATCAACAAGAAGAACATGCTGATAGAGATTGAGTTTCAAACTGGTCGCAAATCATATAAGATTGTGCGGGGAATCAAACCAAATGTGTTTGAGATTCATGTAGATGGTGAACTGATCAATCAAGACGCTGCTGCTCGCGACTACCAGAAGTATCTTGAAGAATCAATTCTCAAGATGAATTATAAGTCGTTCACTCAGATTGTTATTCTGGGAAGTGCATCCTTTACCCCATTTATGCAACTTCCTGCGTTCACTCGTCGAGAGATCATTGAAGACATTCTTGATATTCAGATTTTCACTACGATGAACACTGTCTTGAAAGACAAAATCATTGAGATTAAGGATAAGTTGACTGCTGCAGATAGTCGTCTCGAGGTTCTAAAGCAAAAAGCAACTCTACAGAAAGAATATGTAGATACTCTTGAAGCAAACAAGGAGAAACGATCAGATGAAATTCAATCACGCATTTTCTTTGGTGAACGAGCAATCATCCAGTTCCAGAGTCTCGTTGCTACGCTTGAAGGTGAAAAGATTACGCATGAGGATGCCTCGGCAGCACTCGGAGATCTTACATCAAAACAAAAGAAACTCGATCAATTCAAAACCAAGTTTTCCACTCAACTCCGAGATCTTCAAAAGGAGGTGGCGTTCTATGAAGGCACGGATGAGTGTCCGACGTGTAGGCAAGGGATTGCTCATGATCATAAAGAGACCATCGTATCATCCAGACAAGAGAAAATCCAAGAACTATCTTCAGGAATGGAAAAACTCCAGAAAGAATTTACAAAACTTGAAGAACTTATCGCGGAGAATGATGTTCTTTCCGAACAAATTTCAGGACTGAATAAAGAGATCATTACTCACAACAATGAAATTATTGTTCAACAGAGATTAATTCAAGCACTCAATCTAGAACTGAATGACATTGCTACTAAGACTGCAGACATTGATGGTGAGAAAGATAAACTAAAGACATTCGCGAAGGATGTTCTTGCTCAGAATTCCGAGAAAGCGAATCTTAATGAAGAAAAGCATTACATGGATGCTGTCTCCACTCTCCTCAAGGACACTGGTATTAAGACTAAGATTATTCGGCAATACCTTCCAGTTATCAATAAATTGGTGAATAAATATCTAACTGCTATGGACTTCTTTGTTCAGTTTAATCTAGATGAGAAGTTCGATGAGACAATCAAGTCTCGTCACCGTGATGACTTTAGTTATGCATCGTTCAGTGAAGGTGAGAAACAGAGAATCGATCTGGCGCTGCTGTTTACTTGGCGCACAATCGCTAAGATGAAGAACAGCGTTGCGACTAACTTGTTGATTCTTGACGAAGTGTTTGACAGTTCTCTGGATAACAACGGAACTGACTACGTAATGGCACTACTAGATACTCTTGGTGAAGAAACGAATACGTTTGTTATTAGTCACAAAGGCGACCAACTGTTCGATAAGTTCCGCAGTTTGATTAAGTTCGAGAAGAAAAACAATTATAGTGAAATGGTGGTATAATGGAACTGTTGAAAATTAGTGATCCGATTCTGCGCGATACTCCGACTGAATTTGATTTCGAGACTCAGAATGCACAAGAACTCGCTGATGCTCTCTGGGAAAAGTGTCGAGAACTGAAGGGACTTGGTCTATCTGCTAACCAAGTTGGTATCGACGCAAAGGTTTTCGTTATGGGAACCGACGAAACAAACAGAAAGAACATCTTTAACCCAACAGTTGTTGCTCTTTCTGATAAGAAGAATACTGCGACTGAAGGTTGTCTGAGTCTTCCTGGTATTTGGTTGAACATTCGTCGACCAGAGGAAGTTACTGTTTCATATCGTAATGTCGAAGGTGAATATGTCGTTGAGCAACTTGCTGGACTAGAGGCAAGAATCGCTCTCCATGAATACGATCATATGATCGGTATGAATTTTATGGATAGAGCATCAAAACTAAAGCGCGACATGGCAATCAAATCACTAGAGAAACGAGCAAAAAGGTATATTCAGAAAAATGTCCGACAAAACGTATGATTTTGGATTCACATTTGAGGATCCAACCGAAACTGTAATTCATGTTCCGCAACCAGCATCAGTTGCCTATGCTGCCCAAGATGAAATCATGGAGAAACTGTCTGAACTCTCTGCCAGAATTGCAGGGACAGATGCAACTGGTATCGTCGCTGAGCACAAGGCATTACTACAACAAGAAGTTTCATCAAAGTTGAGAGAAGTCGAGGATATGATCTTGCCTCTACTTTATAATTTAAAGAAAAATCCTGAGCGTGATTATATACATTGGCCAGGAGAAACAAGGACCAAAACAATTGACGCACAAATTGACAAGATCACAGCGATCACGAGATTTTATGAACGACTCTGAAACGTTTGCATCCAAGCAAAAGTTTTTTGTTGAACCTGCTGCAAAAATTTTTAATTTTTACCTATGTGGTGAGATTAAAGAGGCAGAAGAATACATTGAATGGTTTCAAATTCTTCGATCAGTTGGTGAAACCGATATCGTTTACATCCGCATTAACAGTGAGGGTGGAGATTTGTTCTCCACGTTGCAGTTGGTTCGAGCGATTCAAGAATCCTCTGCTACGATTATCTGCTCAGTCGAAGGAATTTGTATGAGTGCTGCTACTCTGGTTTTCCTGAGTGCTGACCGATACGAACTTTCTGACCACACAATGTTTATGTTCCACAACTACTCAAGCGGAACAATCGGTAAGGGTGGTGAGATGTATGACCAAATTACCCACTTCCGTGTATGGTCTGAGAAACTTTTCAATTCTTTCTATAAGGATTTCTTAACCGACGCAGAGATTAAGTCGATGCTCGACAACAAGGATATCTGGTTGGATGCAGAGGAAGTTGCTAAACGACTTGAACACCGAGTTAAAACGCAGGAGAAACTCGAACAAGAAGAATCTGCTAAGAAAAAACCAAGAAAGAAACTTCCAATCGAATAAATAGGCTTGACTTTTCTAGAAAAATCGGGTATACTGTTTGTATGATAAAGTTTAAAGATTATATTGCTGAGTCTAAGGAGGGTGCTGGTCTAACCATTTGGGATATTGACGAGACCCTCTTTAACACTAAAGCACAGATCCATGTCGTCAAAGACGGCAAACTGGTAAAGAAACTCTCCAACACTGAGTATAATACATACACTCGGAAACCTGGAGAGTCCTACGACTTCGTTGAATTTAAAGACGCGAAGCATTTCCGCGACACCTCTGAACCTATCGCTCGAGCAATCGCGAAGGCAAAGGCAATCCACAAAAACATTAAGAATCGTGCTGGTAGCAAAATGATAATTATCACTGCTCGCTCGGACTTCGATGATCGTGACACTTTCCTAGACACTTTCCGTCAACAGGGAATTGACATTGATGACGTGCACGTTCACCGTGCTGGTAATCTAGATGCTCCCAATTCTGCTGCGGGTAAGAAAATCTTCATTAAACAGTATCTCGACTCTGGTAAATACGGTCGTGTTCGCCTGTTCGATGATGCTATCTCAAACCTAGATATGCTGCTAGGTTTAAAGACTGAATATCCAGATGTTGATTTTGAAGCATACCTTGCCCATCATGATGGAACGATGACAAGATATCGTAATTAAGGGCTTGACTTTTGTCGAGTTCTAGGGTAGAATGGAATAATAAGGAGACGAAAAATGATTAAGTCTGTTGTTGTAAGTTTAGTTGCTCTGAGTGTTGCTTTTGTTCCCGTCGCTGCCGAGGCAAGACATCGCGATAATCGTGACGGAAATCGCTCAGAACAGAGTCAACATCGTTCGCGTATTAGTACTGGTGAGGCAATTGCTCTCGGTGTCGGGGCATTTATCCTTGGTGCCGCAGTAAGCAGCAAGCGAACTGACGAACGTGTAGAAGATGACCGTTGGGATGACCGTCAAGTGTATGATCGTGAATATAATTATCACTATCGTCGTCAGTATGATACTCGCACCTGCTATAAGGAATTCCAACCTCTATATGATTCCTACGGTCGCATCGTGCAATATGCTAAGGTCACGACCTGTTATTAATTTTCAAAAATCTTAAATTAGGGCTTGACTTTTGCCACGTTTCGGGGTAGAATGGAATATAAGTTGATGATGAGGTTTTGTGATGTCCGTTTCTAATTCTGAAAAATCCATTCTCGCCAAGCTTCTTGCTTCTGAGAATATCCATATTGAGCATCGCAAGGTTCAGACCGCTGCCTTCGATCTTAAGAATCGCTCACTCATCCTTCCTATCTGGAAGGAAATGTCTGCTGACCTGTATGACCTGCTTATCGGTCACGAAATCGGTCATGCTCTCTATACTCCTGCCGAGGGTTGGCATGATGCTATCACCGACGGTGGCAACGGCATCAAGTCGTTCCTGAACATCCTTGAAGATGCTCGTATCGAGCGCAAGGTTAAG